TCTGAGCCATTGCTGAACTTAATGATGTGGCTCTGCTGATTATAGATGAAATCTTCGCCTGCTTTCAGCCCTATCTCGTTAGCCACCTGAAAGAAAGTAGCCATTGTAGTCTTTTTAAGCGTATCTAACTTAGCTCGGCCAATCAATGAGCGTGTACCTGGATACTTTAAACGCCTAAGAATCTGCCACATGCAGCCGAGCATAGTCTTTCCACCGCCTGCAGCTCCTCCATAGAGGATAGTTTCAACGTCACTGTCTACTGATAAGAATTTTAAAGCTTCTGATTGCCTTGTAAGAGGCTTGAAATTGTATTCTATTTGTCGCGCCATTGTACAAAATTAGGTACAATGAAGTGAGTATCAATATCTTTTGTAATTCTTTCTAAATTTAACTCCATCAAATATGCGCCCAATGGCTTAGGTGGTCTCATGCGCTCAACGTGAAAGCCCATGTACCCCTCATCATATTCTTCTTTGTAGCTTGCTGTTCTGATGTGGTGCACATATCTCATATTAACTCTATAACCACCTTTAGTACTATAGCTTAATTCCTCTACCATATCAGCGTGATGGTAAAGCTCATGAACGTGACCACTCCAAATACAATCAGCACCATCTATCATAACACCCATGCGGTTATTTTGGATTACTCCCTTCGTAACTACTCCACCACCACCTGATCCATGGTAGTATTTTGTTTTAAATACAAATGAGCTACTATTGTTTCTTTTTACACGATGTACCCACCATCCACCATAGCCACCTACTAAAACATTCGTGCCTGCTTCTCTATTCAAGCCACTAATAAATCTTTCTATTAAGTCAGTCTCACAGTTCTTTATTATTGCAGTTTCATGATTTCCATATCCCACGAATACCATCAGGTGAGCGTATGGCTTAAACCAATCTATTGCAGTGTTCACTAAAGCATCTAAGTAGTTAGCTACGTTATGCTCCGGCAAGATATCATTCTTACTGCGCCTTGGATCGTACTTACCTTGCATTGCGCAGAACAAATCACCATTAACAGCGAAGTAGATGTTTTCTTCTAAGCACTTATCTAAATGAGCCTTAAGCAGCTTTCTATCACAGTGAGGATTGTCCCAGTGCACATCTGACATCATGAGGAACTTATCCCCACTCTTGCACGTTGTGATTATTATATTTCTACCCTCGCGAGATGATGTAATCATTAGTTATAATATTAGATTTAAGCTCCTGAAAATGCTTCTTAAATTCGTTGTAAGGCACGTCTATTACGATTCCGTTATCAATGCCCTGCATCAGTGCTATAGTTCGCTGCCCTACGTAGTAAGTGCCATCACTTCTAAACTCCACTTCAGCCTGAATACCTACACACTTTCTTGCATCGAACATGAAAGGCACATTATCGGCATAGGTAGCCTCTAAGCCGATATCCTCGGTATAGTTCCACTGAACTATGTAAGTGCTGCATAACTCAGGCAGCAGCTTTGCATTTAAATCTACTACTTCCTTTTTCTTCTTAAATAGATTCATGTGCTTCAGATTAATAAAAAAGCCCAGCGTTATGCTGAGCTCTCTTATTGTTAGTGGAAGAAATGACTAAAATAAACTAAGTTGATTCTGAACTACAGGGCTTAGCTCATCTTCTAACATTTCAATAATAGCCTTATACCGATTCTTATAATCATTATCAGTTACTTGCTTAAGTAGCAATTTAACACCTTCAATATAAGCCTCATCTTTAGTATTAAAGACAGTGTATTGAGCATGATATATTAAAGGCTGTGACCATCCCTGGTCTTGACCTTTAAACGCAATGGAATAACTCCACATCTCATTCTGAACAATGGCTACATTAACCTGCGCTTCATAATTTTTAAGGCATTTGAATGTTTTTAAGATAGGATTCTCACAAACTCCATGCTCATTGTAAACAAATTTAATCATCTTCACCTCCTACAGTTAGCTGTTTAGCAGTCTCATAACTGCCTCGGTTGTCCAATGGAATAAATCCACTGCCGTTACCATGTACTACCTTCATGAAATCGACTTCTACTTTAGCACTGTTCACAATTACTTGTGCTACATCTGCTATAGTCTTAGCTTTATCCATCTCAATATCCCCATCTTTAAGCGCTTCTATCACTTCAAATAGGTGATTTCTTAAATCTTCAATCTTGTTGCGTGCCATTTTCAATTTGTTTTTTTAGTTTTTTAAGTGTTTTCATTGCAAATCTTAGATCCGCAGGATATCTTACTATGCTATTCCTGCGCATTACATCAGCATAAGAAAGGCATTCAAGATTAGTCAGCTCATAATTTAGCTGATTGTTATCTTTAAATACTATTTTATGCTTTGCCGGAACTGGGCCGTTAGCCTCTTCCCATACTAAAACATGTACTGCTCTCCAAGTTTTAGGATTTGCTACCTTGCGCTCTAAATATCCATCCTTAGTAATGCGCTCACTGCCTACAGGTTTATAGTTGTGAGGCTTGTTACCTTTCTTAAACATTGTTGCAGCGCACTTATTGTAAGTAGATGCAGAGACTTTCTTACCCTTGTTGGCAGGCTCATGACCTTTAGCGTAACGGTGTAGCTTGGAATTTTCTTTTAGCTTAACAGAAGTCTTAGCCATTACTCTCTCATGATGGAGCTTGCTCTTTTTTATGTCGAGAGAATAAGCCTTGCCATAAACTCCGCTAACAGTTCTATTTAAAGCCTTGGCTACATCTTCAGTAAAGTTATCAGCGTAATGATTAACCAGGTATTCTATTTCTTCTACGGTCCAATCTTTAGGCATTTTCAAATACTTTAGTTAATCTTTGTATTTCCTCTTGGCATTTGCTTATTTCATCTACAATAATACTGAGATATTTTTCAGCGTTAATATGAATAATGTCTATTGAATCTCCATTGGATTTAGGAATATACATTTCAGGCTTATATTTCTTAGCTCTTTCAAGGCTTATAATCTTACCTCTAAGGTCATCTATCTCTTCATGGATTTGCAATAACTCTTTAAACTTTTCTTTTGTCATGATTTCTCTTTGTTAAGTTGTTTAATAATGTCAATGTAAACTATTCTGCTGAGCTCTATCTTTTGCAGAGCATCGAATTCAGCCTGCGCAGATTCACCTAAGATAACTTTGTTACTTGCCTTGAATTTAGCCTCTACTTTCTGCTTAGCAATATCTTCAAATCTTGCCCATACTTCGGGCAGCCATTGAGATTTCTTATAGATACCCTTGCGGAAGAGGCGCTGGCAGTTATAAGGTGCAGATATTTCTACCCATGTTTCTTTACCATTGATATAGCGCTCAGCATCTTCATGTAAAGCTGTAATAGGATCAGTAGGCTCTACATGTTTAGACTGTGCTTCAGGTAAGATAAGCGCTTTATTCAGCTCTCGCCATACTTTGCTCTTATATTCCTCATAGCGCTTAAGCACATCGGCCATAAAGCTTATGCTGAATAAGTTAAATGCTTCTACTCTTTCAAAGTCTTTACCTATTGCATTGTATAAGAATGCATTTTGCCAATCCTTAATAGTTGTACTTCGATACGTAGTTTGTGTAAGTTGCTGAAGCAGAGTTACTTCTATGTCTGAAGGTAAAGCCTTAATAGAATTGATTACAGCAGCCTGCGCTATAAGCTCTCTAAATTCCTGCTCAGATAATGAATGTAGCTTAGGTGAGCTAATGCACTCAGCTATAGCTCTCTCTTCAGCGCTTAGTGAACGACTGAAGCTCTGAAGTACTGATGCGGCCAATTCTTTGCTCATCTTCTTTAGATTTAGATTCGTTAATATTTCTTGCTTTCCATTGATCGCAAGCTGCTCGCCAGCTCTTCATAGAATTTCTGCCTACTTTCCATCCATTAGATTCATAGAATGTGTAAAAACGCTTAGCTAATACTACATCTTGCGTATAGTCTATGATGTCGGCAAGTGATGGAGGAGTGAATTTGGTAGAGGCTGCACGCTTTGTTTCAAGCGCTCGCACTCTTTCTTCAAGCGCTTCAATGCGCTTCAATAGAATGGTAGTCATTTGGTTTAAGATTATTAATTATTCAACAAATATAGAAGAAATCTCTTCCACCATGGCAGTGCTACTGCTTTTTTTATTGGCTGAGTCTTAGGCATATTTACTAAGCCAAGCATATCAGTATCAGGTTTCGATGCCTGAATATCACTGTAGTATTTATTCTTAGCTTCAATAAATTGCTTGAATTTATCTTGTCTTAAATGCTTGACTGCCTCCCATTTATGAGCACCTACCTTCTTAATAATACCTACCTCTCTCATAAGCTGAAGGTACTGCTTACCCATTCGCTCATGCTTCAGGGCAGCACTTGGTGTCATGCCAGCATTGACTAAAACACACACGCTCTTTACGCGCTCTATTGTTACCTTACCGGTATCGTACGTTAAACTTAATTGCTTCATGGTTTAGTAATTTGATTATTGAGTTAATTTATAAAACACTTTGTTAAGATGCTCATTATCAAGATGACTTAGCATCTGCTCTACCTTACTCCTGTAAATGCTATCCGTTTGAATCATATTTTCAACGTGCTCAATAGCGTGCAGGATTGTAGCGTGATGTCTAACGAATATAGCACCGATATTATGCAGGCTCATGCTGGTACCATGTCGGATGATCCACATGCATATCTGCCTAACATCATTCACTTCCCTTACTCGGCTTCTGCCTTTAAGATTAGGCCAATCTGTATAGCCTTTGTCTAAAAGAATCTCAAGCATTCGATTAGCCTTAGCCTCATTCATGCTCTCGGCTATTCCATTAATTGACTTCCACTTTAGTTCAGGAATGTTACTGTTGTTTACAGCTCTTACCAGGTTATCTATTCTTCTACGTGCATTCTGCTGCATCTCAGAAGGAATCAAAAGCAGGATATCTGCTATCTTTCTATCTATTACTTTACTCATTTGCTATCCTTCATTAATTCTAATATGTATGGTATCTCTTCCTCAGTAATTGTAGCAAGCTTGCCAATATGCGTAACCTTCATGCTGCGAGGCTGCTTAATGTACTTCTGAGCTGTTGGGTAACTTACCTCAAGCACTTCAGCGAACTGAGCCACAGTCACAAAGTGACTGCGTACCCAGCTGTGAAATGGAGTAAGCTTAGAATGGCATTTCATCGTCTGCTGTTTCATTGCTTACTACTGCTTTAATTTCTACCATTGATTCTTCTTTAAGCCAAGCCAAGAATATCTCAGCTATCTCTATAACATCACTTGCTTTCGCACCTTTTTGCTCTTTGCAGAATAACACAGCATTGTTCAAAGCCACTGATCTGCTGATAGAGTTCTGCACATCAGGTGATTTTTCACGTGGAGTGTATGCTGATTGTACTATGCCTTTTCCTGCTCCATTAAATGGATTAGGATTATGATTCTGAAGTTTGAAGTTAGTACTCTTGCGGCCTGTTGGGCCAGTGCGCTCTTCGGCAATGTAGTGAATAGTAGCACCTACTGCAATCTTAGGACTGTTCATGTCCTTTACACCTACTTGGCCTACCTCTCCGTTTTCTAATACTAAATCGAAGTAATAGATTGTGCCGCTTGGCCCGTTCCAATCTCTAACGAATTTCTGACTTTTTACTACTGACTGATTCATAACTGTTTGTTTTATTTTGTTTTGATTAATATACGTACTTAATTTATCTGCTAACTTTTCTTCCATCTCATCCCAATCAATTGATGGCTTGAGCTTGTTCCAATCAGGCTCCCTGCTGTAACTCATGTGGATTATTGATGAAGTGCGCTCTCCAATTCTCATAGGCCGTTGTGCCTTTAGCATATTGAAGATGCTGTACTATTTCATTGTAATTCAGTTGCTCTCCCGCGACTGAACTCTGCACGCAGATGAATCTGCTTTTAGCGCGATCAGATAACATAGCGGTCAGACATAAAGTAATCGTGTACGTTGTTCTCATCTTGGCTTTCGAATTGGTACAAGAAAGTACCATCGTCAGGCATAACCTCACCATGCTTCTTAGCAGTTGAGAAATCTTCTAATGAGTAGCAGTGAGCTGATGTATACAGCTTCCATTTGCATCCTTCGGCATCCCACCGAGATACGATTACCCTTCCGGTAATTTGATTTGGTTTATTCATGATTATTAATTTTTGCTAATTTATAAAACTTTTTCTATCTCAATCAAAAATCCTTCACCTTCAATTGAATATTCAGTGAACTCTTCTTGATATGGTAACGCTTCTTTGAATTCGTAAAGATCAAACAGCATGTGAGCAAGCTGCTGTGCTATCTCAAACGTCTCTGCTTCGAATTGAGTAGGGATATTCAAGCGATGGTATAAGCTGATTCTATCCTCACGTAGTGGAGTTACCTTAAGTACGTAGTTCATAATTCTACCTCCTTACTTAATAGGATAGTCTTAGTAGGTACCCAGGTTATAGCTTGCTCATACTCAGCCTTAGCCTCTTCAAAGGTTTCAAATGATTTAATGTAGCTGCCATCAATTTTTAAGTAGTAGCGTGTGCCATCGTACTTAGCTTGCTCTTCAATTTCAAATAGTTTTTTCATAATTATTTAGATATGTGATTTGGTTGTGATTCTAATTTAGCTGTGTCTGCATCGAATGATCCTCCGATGAGTAGGCCTGCTATTAGCATGGCGAGAAAGAGTAGTGCTTTTTTCATTTGCTTATTGATTTAATTTTAGCAAATGTACTACTATATTTTAGATATCCAAAAGAAATCTTTTGAATTATATCTAACTTATGAACAAATGAATGTTAGTTTAGAAAAATAGAGTGAAGATAATACCCCCTATAAACGAGATGGGAATACCTATTAGCGCTGTATTGCGCCAAGATTCTTTGCGTGCAGCTTCTTTGTGTAACTCTTCCTGAGATTTGATTAACTGCTGTGAAGTCTTTTCGTTGGTGATGGCCCATGCATCTATAGACTTCTGCTGATCTTTAATAACAACAGCTGAGATACTATCCGATTTAGATACAGTAATGAACTGAGTCTTAAAATAATCTCGCTCAGCCTTGAGTTTAAGCAGGCTTCTTACTTGCTCACTCGTTAAGCTGACCAGGGTATCTCTCTTCGGTAAGGCTTGAGAGTAGATTGTGCATGGCTCTCCTAAGCCCATGCTTATCAAGAGAATCAATAGCGCTAATGTTTGCTTCATAGATTTCTTTATTTCTTTCTAACTGCTGATTTAATTCCTCAATCTGAAGCATACGCTGCACGTTAGTAGCTTCTAAAGAATCTATTACGTGAGTTGCTCTCTCTGATCTGCGCTCATATCCTTCAATGGCTTTCTTGCTATCCTTTAAGGCAATGTACATTATTTGCATAATGGCGCAGATGGTTACTGCCACTACTATAACTGCTGCTCCTTTAATTTGATTCTTGGCTTGTTGAGTCATTGCTTTTCTTTTTTGTAAAGATAGATTCTATAACTGTTAACCCCAAGCCTCCTCCCGCTAAAATCAATAAGCCATCAAACATGTATTCAGGAGTCTTATATTCAGTGAATGTGCCGATATAACTTAAGTTGATGCATACAAGTAAAGCTAATATAGATGCCACTCGCTTAGAGCTCGCATCTGATTCATTACTAAATATGCTCTTAAGCCATTTCATTTATTTTGTCTTAACTCATCATTAAGCTTCTCTAAGCGCTCTATCAATCTCTGCTTTTCGGCACGATCTGTCTGCCAATATTTAAATATCATGTAGCCCATGCCTATGCAGATTACACCTAATGCACCATACTGTATTAACTCTTTTGCGTAATCCTGCATTATCTTCTCTTCTTATTCATCTTATAGATAGTGAAGATAGATGCAGCAGCTGATAGTAATAGACAAAATATCTTTAATGCAAATTCAACATCTAACATCCATGCTGGTACTGATAACAAGATGCTGCTAATAGTACCGGTTACTCCTTCGGCTATTTGTTGTTGATGGTTACTCATATCTCTTTTATAAGAGTGTAAGTAAATGCCTTTTTATTCGATTTAATGCATGCCTGAATAAGCTCTTTGTATTGCTTAGGGATATTCAGCACTTGGCAGCCTGCACTCCACTTATCAATATTGCGAGACTCAGTAGATTCATTAGCTCGATGGATGTTAATTCCAAATAGGCCTGTATCTTCTTTACCCTGCTCCTCAGCAATGTTATCCTTATCGGCATCTCTGAATACAGTTACTTTCTTTGACTGCACTAATGCGCTGTATTTGCCCTGATGCAGCCCTATTGTGTAAGTGTCTACGTATTGCCCTGGCTTCAAAACTGCAGTTCCTAATTTATTCATGGGATTATTCAGCCAAAAAGTACCTGGATTAGTAGTACCAGTGTACCACTTGACTTCATTACCCTGCACCAAGCCTATTAGATCATCAAATTTATTAGGCTCGTTAGCTTTGCTGCGGATACCCACAATGTGAATGGTAGGCCATTTGTAGCCAAGCTCTGTGAATTGAGCTTTAAGCTCTTCTATTGTTGGTGCTTTCATTCTTTCTTAGTTCTTTGTCGCGTTTAGATAAGTAGACTTTAAGCTTTCGCTCATAGTCTTTACGTGTTTTTTCTTCCTTTGTCATGTATCTTAGTTAGTGAAATCTCTCACGTTGAATCTGCTCCAAGCGCTATCATAATTTCTACCCTCACTAAAAGCTACAGTGCTCTGCCTGTTCACTTTGCGCAATGGATGAATATCCGGGAAGTTATTAGAGCTGTATTCAGGATAGCTGCTGCTATTGTCGCACAAATAATCTACTAAGCGCTGAGTGTACCACTGAGCATTTTCGCGTGCCTTCTCTACTAAGCTATCCATCTCACCCTTAGTGATGGCTGTAGTGTTCTCTGATTGACGTGTAACTAAGTTACCGTTGTCATGCTTGTACATGAGAAATGGATAAAGCTCTACCATTGTCCACCAAGCCGTTGGCTTAACGATGTATTCGTTTAATAAAGTCTCATACACTCCGCTTAACGTGCCATTCTCTATCTCTGTTTTAATCTTGTTCGTTAAATCAGTTCCAAGATAAAGAGTCATGTACTTATCTTGAGCGAGATACATTGCAGGTCTAATTAAGTTAGTATCTACAGCTTCGTTTAACTGAGTGTATTTCTTAAGAAATTCCTCGTTAATGAATAATATTTCGGGTGCTATTGCCATTGTGTTTAGTGTTTAATTATTATCCTGGGTATTTTCCATGTAAAGATGATTGGTCATAAGTAGCTGTATTAGCTTGGCCGAATCCTTTAGCTATATCTTTCAAAGGCATTCCTGCTCTGATTGCTTTAGCTACTGAGATTGGATTAGATGAATCTAAGCCATTATCTGCAATGAATCTTCCTTTCTCTCTTTTACGGAAGTAAACTCTGCGCTCCCAATAGTGTTTACAATTTACTCCACCATGATAAAGCCATATTGAATAGGTAGCACCATTATGGCCCATATTAGGATTAAGGCTATTGCTATCCGTTTCCATTTTAGTTAAATCTTCGTAACGATAAACATAACCAGCCTTAGCAGCACTCACCATTTGACGGCAGAACTTGCGGCTGTTTTTACTTAGATTCTTTGAATAGCTATATCTGATTTTATACAAACCACTATCCATTTCAGATGGCTTATCAGGATCTGCATAGCTTCTAACTGAAGCAAGATTAACAGGTTCAGCTTCTATAAGCTCCCACTCTTCCTCATCTACTATCTCGCCTTTATCTGCTAAAAATTCGCACCACCAATTCTCATCCTCTTCGGTGAAGATTGGCTTTTCTTGTGGATCGGCAGATAATTCAGTCTTATATCTATTGTAAATAGCAGTAGCCCAGTCTCTGCCTGCATCTCCTCCCCATAACTGCCATGCTACTCTGCCTGCGCTTGGAAATCCTTCCTCTCCCTGATTCCATCCTGTAGCTTCCTTATCTACAGCGTGTCTTTCAAAGTAGCTGTACATGCGTGTAATGGTCTCATAAGATAGGTTACGCTTATTACTAATGTCGCGTGCTCTTGCTACTCCTACTTCAGTACCACCTCTGCCATATTCATCTCGCCACTTTAAACCTAACTCAGCCTCTGCGGCCATCTCGTTAGTGGGCTCAAAAGATTCAGGAATCTCTAAATTAATCTTTTTTTTTTCAGCGCTTAGTTGAGTTGTTGCATTTTGTGCAACAGTTGTTGTAGTGATTTCTTCGCCGAAAATATCATTAGACTCAATGTATAAATCAGCAACAATGCCCATACCTTTAAATATCTCTTCAAGGCTATCTGTTATAATTTGTTGGTAAGGCTCAATAATGTTTCTATTGAAGATGCGGTAAGCCTGCTTCATTTCATCTGCATTGCTTCCTAATCCACCTGCATCACGAATACCGAAAAGTAGAGGAGATGTAACGCGGTGAGCTGCTAAGATGTTCTCTCTTGACTGCACGCTAAGCTCTTGCCATTGCTTATCTGCATCAGTCATAGGCACTAAGTCTAAACGTGGTGCTCTATCAGCTGATTCGTTGAAAGTGAATACTACCTTACCTGCTTTCTTAGCACCCATCATTGTCTCCCAATTTCTGCGGATAGCCATCTGCTCTTCAGGATCAGGAATGCCATTGTTCATGTGAAGGAAGTAGCTCGGTGCCATTCCATTCGTTAAGAATGCTCGGTAAAACTCACTAATATCTCTTGTGATTTCAATGTAGTTAATAGCACTGTAATAATCAGGCTTCGGATAGTATGCACTGCCTGGTGTCATTACTCCAACGAACAACACTTGAGAAGGCTCATCTGCTTTAGTTGTTGGATTGTACATCGGAATAAACACAGGAATGTTTTTTTTCTTGCGAGTATCTGACCAATCCTTTGAGTAATAAATACCCGGTATAATATCCTCATCGTTAGCCACAGCTAATCTGCAATTCTCATAAGGCAGATGATTAATCTTAGCAATGGTGCTTCTATCTACTGACCAAATCACCTCTAAGTAATAACCACCCTGCATCTTTGCATCCAATGCTATTGGCCTGCGGATAGTGTTAAGCTTTAATCTATCTATCTCACGCTGAGCAGCAGGATTATTACTCTTAATTTCCTTCCCTGCTATCATGAAAGATATGCTCATGGTTAGAGCAGAGTGCACAGGTGAAGCATAGTACAAATCAATGAGATAATTGCTAAACAAATTAGCCTCGCCAAGTGTTACCCATCCTTTAGGTGTTTCTTTCTCGGTAGCTTCTTGTGGCATTGCTGCTCCAAGATTCACTAACATTGGTACTGATGGCTGTGCTATATTATCCATTGTAAGTAATATCGTTATCTATTGTTAAATTCGGCTCAGTATAGCGAGGAGTAGTTACATCTTCTACTATCAAATATCCTTTCTCTATTACCCCTTGTACTGCCGCGTTTGTAGGATCTAAGTTGGTGCTGCTATTTTGCCCATAAACAATATAACTAAACCTTGCAGGATAGTTAATTAATAGGCTTGCAGCTGTTGGTGTATTAGCGTTAGTGCCAATACGAATGGTAGTGTACCTATCATTCTCTGCTATCTTGGTAGGGATAGCGTAAAGCTTCTGAAGTGTCTGCTCGTTAGTTAGCTCAAGCAGATAATGAGTGTATGTATTAGACAGCAAAAGCTCCCCTTGCTTGAGTGTCAAGTAGAGGAGCTGTGCTGCTGTATTTTTAAGTAAATAAATCATGCTTTAAAGATAGCACAATTTAGTTTACAATGTACCTGCTACTACAGTAACAGTAGAGAAATCTGCAAATGGAGAGTCTCCAGGATCTTGGTCAAGCAAATAAGCTTTATCTTTCTCTTCTCCTGTGAAGGTAATTGTATATCCTACAAGGTCACCCTTGGTAGTACCGGTAGTAGTAGTGAATGCAGTAACCTCAACCCCATCTTTGTATCCACACATCCAAATGTTATTATTATTGTCCTGAACGAATAATACGTTACGGCCTTTAGCAATTCTTTGAAGTTGTAGTGAACGTGCAGCGCTCATCCCATGGAATGAAGCTACAACAGTTTGAGTATAGAACACTGTGCCATTTTCAATAGAGATTGTACCCTCTTCTGTGAATGATCCTGTGTGCTTAGGTAATTCGAATTCGTAAACACTACCTGTTGCAAGAGCAGTAACTAAGTTACTTGTTCCGTCAATGGTAGCAGTGTTAGCGAAGGTAGCATAAGAACCAAGGTAGATTGCTTTAATCCCCCCAATCGATTCTTTGCACTGAATCTGGAATCCAGCGGTAGTTAGACAGCTCATCGGTGTGTAAAATTTTTTTTATTATTATGAAATATTCTTTGCAAAGAATGGGCAGCTCTTAGCTTACCCACTCTTTTAACAAAGGAGTATTA